TACCCTGTCTTTAATAAAATATTGTTGGAAAGAAAAAAAGAGAATTAATGAACGAACCAAATAAAATATCATTTTTATTTTTTAGTCCAACTAACCTTTTATCTGTTAAAGGGATTCAAAACTACATTCATATTTTCTCCAAGAATACACCATGTGTATTTTTCCTATTGACTCCATATCATATATAGTTTATATTGTAAATTAGTTATTTATTAATAATAAAAAGGACTATGCCAAGAGAAAGAGGTACAACGCTGTACATGAAAAAAGACTCAGCGCACAAGCTTAAAGCCGTAGAAAGGGCGCTGGGTGTTCAAAGAAGCGAATTAATTGATTGGCTGATGCATAAAGTTGGGTTTATCGATATCAGCTCTAAAGTAGCAAGCACAGAGACTATAGCCACACTTGAAGAATACTTTAAGGCTTTCGAAGAAGGCGGAGCAGGTTATAAAGATGCCAGAGCAATGATAAAGAATAATTTGAAGAGGTAGGCGATGATACATCTAATAAATACTCCTAAACCGAAGACAACAGCCGGATTGATTGCATCAATCAAAGAAACCGAAGAGCGCGATAAAGGAATAGCTCTAGGCGAGAAGGATACTTTTGTTTGGCTAAGTAACTTGAATGAAGATATTAAAGAGGCAAGCAATGAACGCGGGTGAATTAAGGAAGCTTTTAAGCGAATATCCGGATGAGTTACCGGTATTTATTTGTAGTACGGAGCGTGGTTATTATGAATTAGAAGATATCGATGTAACAGATGGAGATAATCCTTTAGCTCGTACAGAAAAAAGAATAATAATTGGTAACGTTTAACATGGCCTTAACTCTCGAACAACGTATAGCGCGTAAATCAGGTATAGGGGGCAGTGATGTGGCTGCTATATTTGGGCTGCCTAATCCTGCAAAAAAAAACGCCTTTGGATATATTCTTTGATAAGACTGATGAAGAAGAACCCGAGGTCGAAGTGGTAAACGAGGATCAAGAGTGGGGTAACTTACTCGAAGGCGCGATTAGACGTAAATACGAACTTGAGATTGGAAAACCTGTTTCCGTTCCCCCTAAGCATACCCATCCTAAGTACGAATGGATGCTAGGAAACGTAGATGGGATTGATGATGAGGGTGTGATTGCTGAGTTTAAGAATGTTCATTTAGGAATGGCTAAGTATTGGGGCGAACAAGATACAGACGATATGCCTGAATGTTACTTATATCAATGCGCACATTATAGAATAGTTTTTGATGCACCGAGGGTTAATCTGAGAGCTCTATTTGGGGGAAGCAGCTATCGTAAATACACCTATCACAAGAACGAAAAACTTGAGAAACTAATAATAGAGGGAACGCGGGCGTTTTGGTACGATTATGTTAAAGCTAACGTTATGCCTCCTTTTCAGACATATGATGATGTGTACGGGGTATATCCTATCTCTGATCCCGCTTTAGTCAAAACAGCCGATTCCGCCATGATATTGGCTGTGCAAAGGCTTCGCGACCTTGGCAATGAGTCTAAAAGATTTGATAAGGAGAAATACTTAATTAAGAAATTTATTGCAGCGAAAATGGGTAGTTGCGAGAAGTTAGTTGATCTGGATGGCAATGAGCTGCTTTCTTGGAAGTCCCAGTCGGCCAATAGGTTTGATACAGCTAAGTTTAAGGAGTTGCACCCAGATTTATATAAGCAATTTACTAGATCTAGCGATTCAAGAGTGTTTAGATTGAAGGGGGAGAAATGATTATCTCAAGTAACATGCCAAGAAAGGGGGCTTTTAAAGATATCAACGATTATTATCAGGCAGTTATGGACTCCGGGCTTGAGTTACAAATGCTACCTGAGGATTTTATTAAGTATTTAAAGTGGAAGGAATTAAAATATAATAAATGGAGACAATATGAAGAACCAAGTAAGTAAACAGGCTGAAGCACAAAAAACATTAATGAAGTTTCTTGATAAGGATAGCTTTAAAAAGCAACTTGCAGCTGTGCTTCCCAAAAGTATGACCCCAGAGCGGCTAGTAAGGATAGCCATGACCGAGGTTAGAATGAACCCTAAGCTTGCTGAATGTGATATAATGTCTTTTGCTGGTGCTATTATGAGGTGCGCTCAAATGGGGTTAGAGCCTAGTAGTGAACGTAAGCATGTACATTTAATACCATTTAAAAATAAACAAGCCGGAAGAACTGAATGCCAGGTTATTGTAGGTTATCAGGGGTTTTTACATCTTGCACGCAGATCAAATGTATACATAGAATCGGATGCGGTTTGTGCTAACGATACGTTTGAATTTGAGAAAGGCATGAATGCCAAACTTAAATTCGCCCCAGCTATGAGTGGGGAAAGAGGTAAGATAATAGGAGCGTATGCGATGGCTCGTATTTGTTTGCCAGATGGGACTATTATATATGTTCATGAATATATGCCAGTATCAGATATTGAGAAGATTCGCCAGTTTTCAATAGGTAGTTCAAGGGACAATAATCCTTGGAATAAGTTCTACGAATCAATGGTCAGAAAAAGCCCTATCAGAAGATTGTTTAAATATTTGCCACTAAGCGATGAACTTGAAGCAGCGGTTTCTATTGACGAAAAAGCTGATTTAAACGATCAAAATAACAGTGCATTGGTTGAGGACATGCTTGATGTAAGTAACGAGACTGGAGAGGTATTTGACAATGTAACTCCAAAAACTAAAGCGGATGAGATGGCAGAAAAGCTTGAAAAACAACTGCTTGAAAAGCCTAAAGCGGATGAGATGGCAGAAAAGCTTGAAAAACAACTGCTTGAAAAGCCTAAAGCGGATGAGATGGCAGAAAAGCTTGAAAAACAACTGCTTGAAAAGCAATTAAGTGAAAAGAAGGAGGATTATGAATTTTATCCTTATTTTTGATAATGCAAGCAAAATGGCTCTTAATTTTGATAATGCCACCCACGCAACCGATTGGGTTAACGAAAATATCCTAGTTCCAGCTTTAGAATCTGATTGTGGATGCCCTTAAAATAGGTAATACGCCATCGGCATAGTCCAAATGGGTTATGAAAACAAAGAGTTGCTATAATTAATATTGATTAATATATTGATAAATGATGTTATTTTGGAGAATAGACATGAATTTTGGAAGAGAAGCTTTTACTTTGCATCCTCCTCAGACCGGGTGCTTTGGTGAGAATGATATGGATATTTTAGCTAATAATTTTGAAGAAGATGAATTAAAGGCATGGGGAATGCCTGATTCTATGTTTGATGATCATAAAATAGAAGTTGAAATCGCGTCATCTGAAAATATCACTATTCCTAAAAAATTAACCTGTCCAAATTGTGGGTATGAACATGAAAGCTCTAAAACGTAAAATTGCTAGTAAACATTACAAAACTGACGTGACGAGAAGAAATAAGTTTTTGGAAATATATATGAATAATATGTGCCATGTAGAAAGGTCATGTAAACATTTTGGAATTTCTAAAACTACTTACTACCAATGGTATAAAAAATATCCTGACTTCAAATTAAAATGTGATGATGTTCTAGATGAATTAAAAGGCATGATTGATGATGCCATGATAAGAAGCATAATTTTAGGCAATGTGGAAATGATCAAAGAAGCGCGCAAATCTTTACGTGGGACATCTAAATTCCCGTCAGGTAAAAGAATTAATTACCAATTTAGAGATCTTAAAAATTTAGAAGAAATAAAAGAAGCTAGATTAAAAATGATTAAAGATTTTGGTGATGGTATGATAGATCAAGAATCTGTAGAGATAATTAATAAATTGTTTGATAGTTTAGTAAATAATATTGTTGCAACCGAAGGCTCTAGAGATCTTCAGGAAACTAAAGCTTTAATAAAGGCAATAAACTCTAAAGAAAATGGTTAGTTATATTTCTTATGCCCAACGTGCTTCTACTATTCTTCATGACGTTCGGAGACTTAATAACCCACCGACCATATCAGCTGATGTTCTTAAAAAGCAAGAAAAATACCGAAATAATTTTTATTTATTTATTAAAGATGCATGGATAGCTTTAGAGGGACTAGAAGTTCCTTTTTATGATAATTGGCATATACAAGCTATAGCAGAACATTTAGAAGCATGTAATAGGGGTGACATTAACTTTTTGATTGTTAACATGCCTCCTCGTAGCATGAAGTCTTCTATTATTTCAATAATGTATCCAGCTTGGGTTTGGGGTAGGGGGGATCCATGGAAGAAATTCTTATGTGGTACTTATTCAGCTAAGCTCTCTAATGAACATTCTCTTAAATGTAGAGATTTGATCAATAGCGCATGGTATCAAGAGATCTTTGGTAATATATTTAAACTTAGAGATGATAATAATGCTGTTCAGAAATTTTCTAACAACAAAAAAGGTTATCGTATTTCTTGCTCAGTTGGGGGCGGTGTTGGTATGGGCGGAGACCAGATAATACTTGATGATCCTAATTCTATTGAGGATATGGATTCTGAAGCTAGAAGAGTAGCCGTTCATAACTGGTATGACCGCACTATAAGTGATCGTGTTAATGATAAAAAAACAGGTTGTAAAATTATATTACAACATAGACCTCATATGGAAGATCTAACTGGCCATGTTTTAGAAAATCAAAAGAATGTTGTCCATCTAAGATTACCTATGGAATTTGAAAAATCTCATCGTTGTTCAACTATTATATTACCTTCAACTAATGGCAAAAAATGGTCTGATCCAAGAGTATATGAAGGTGATCTATTATGGCCTGATAAGCATCCTAAACCTTATATTGAACAGGAAAAGAAAATTAAAGGTGCATTTGCTTATGCTTCATTATATCAACAAAGACCATCGCCAATGCAAGGTGGTATCTTTAGTAAAGATGATTTCATGGTTTGGGAAGAAGAGCATGCCCCTGATTTTGAGCAGATCATTCAATCATGGGACACCGCTTTAGTCGGTAAGAAAGCTGATGAAAACTCAGATCCTTGTATGTCAGTATGTACTACTTGGGGAGTATTTAAAAACTTCTATGGCCTTACTTGCGTTATGTTATTAGAGCTTTATTCTGCACATATAGAATTTCACGTAATGAGAGAAATGGCTCAAAGAATGGCTAATAATTATAAAGATACTGATTATGATAACCCTATTGGTGGCAAAAGACCTGTAGATTATGTACTGATCGAGACTAAAACTCTTGGTGACCCACTAATGAATGAATTATATATGGCTGGCATTCCTACTAGAGGATTTAATCCTCAAGGACATGGAGGCAAAGTTGCAAGAGCCAGGGCATGTTTACCCGAAATAGCTAGTGGAAGAGTCTATGTACGAAAATCTTTTAAAAGTAAAAAATTGTTTAAACATGCAGAAAAATTATTAGAAGCAGCTATAAACTTCCCATCTCATTCAAGCAATGATATTATAGATACTATGAGTCAGATTCTTATAACTCTTAAACGTCAAAAATTATTAGTACATGAAGATGTTCAAGAAGAACCCGATAACGAAACAGATTTTAATATTTTTGATTACAAATAGGCATTAATATGAATTTACAAAATGTATTTAACAAGATTCAACAAGAAAAACTAGTTAATAATATAGAGCAAAAGAATAAATCTCTAGAGCACGAATTAGATAATGAAGAACGTGATGTTACTGAGGAGTTGCTTAATAGTAATTTTGAAATGGATGCCAACGAAGCTCAAATAAATGAGCTTGATAGCGAAATGCAAGAAGGTAAAAATGGAATCGATAAGGATAATGAAGAGATTAAAACTAATTTAATCTATGAACTACGGAATATAGCTAATTTAATACCTGAATATACAAGACAAGCCATTGCTAAAGATGTTATGGATAATCTTGATAATGACAAAAAATCTCGTGAGCAATGGTTAGATAATATTAGAGAAGGTAAAGAACAATTTAATATACGCACAAAGTATGATCCTAGAAACTCTGATAATCAAACAATTGAAGGGCGTAAGCAGATGTCTTCTGACAAATCCTATGCTCTTAATAATGCAATAATTAAAGCCACTTCAACATTGTCATCTATTTTTCTAGGAAAAGAAATTATTAACTTTTCAATTACAGAAGGGACAACAGAGTTAAAAGAAAAAGCTATTAAGCTTAAAAATTATATTAATCAATACTTTAATTTAGCAATTCCAAATTATAAAGAAGATAAAAGAAATTCCTTTTATGATTTAGCTTTAGAAGGAAATGTTTATCAAAAAATTTATTATGATTCTACAGAGAAAAAACTAGTAAATTATTATTTGCCTGCATTAGATGTAGAAGTTAATCCTTATTCACGCAGTGCCGAAGATGCAACTCGCATAGCTCAACGTGTTCATATAAATAAATTTGAGTTAGATGCTAAAATTGCTAATAAAGATTTTCTTGAATATAACTACCGCCCTATGGGTTCAGGCTATGGTGAAGGAGATGATGAGTATGACGATGATATGGTGGATACCAGCGAAGATAGAGATGATAAAGTTTATGAGTTTTATCAAATCAGGGTAAGATATAAATTAAGTGATTTTGGAGATCTAGGAGATTATAAACCACCTGTTAGTAGAGACTTACCATATTTAATTGATATTGATGCTTCTTCAGGAAGAATAGCTGCTATCCATGAATTCTGGGAATCTGATGATCCTAATTTCAAAACTATTCAAAATTATGTAAAGAACTGTTATTTTCCTAATTCCGAAAGTTGGAATTGGGGATTATTACACTTAGCTGCTCCTTTAGTTAAATCAGCTACTAATAAGATTAGAATGATTGCTAATGCTAGTGCTTATTCAAGTTATCCAACAGTATTAGTTAATAAAGCTATTAAAAATACTAATACTACCCAAGTATTATTTCCTGGTAGTATGATACCGATTGATACCGGTGGGAATTTTAAATTATCTGAACAAATCAGTCCTCTACCTTTCCCACAACCATCACCTTCATTATCAGAACTAATGCAGTACTATGAACAAGGTGTGGATCAAATCACTCTAAGTTTAAATAATATAAGTGATATTGGACCTAATACCCCTGCAAGTTCCATCATGATGATGATAGATGAAGCTTGTAAAATACCGAATTTTATTATTCGTGGCATTTATGAAGCATTAACTCGTGAATATAGAATATTCTTAACACAACTTAAAAAATATGCGCATTTAATTGATCCTCAATTTATGAGTTTTGAGTTCAGAGAATTATTAAATGAGTTTGATTTTAATAATCCTAATGTAATCATTACTCCTACTGCTAATAGCAAGGTATCATCTCAATATGTTGATATGATTAAGTATGAAAACTTACTTAGTTTATCTGATAAATATAGTCAAATTAATATAGACTACCTACTTCGTAATTATGTAGTTAATTTAGATTTAAACCCTGATGAAATTTTAAGACCTGAAGCACAAATTATGCCTATGACTCCAATGATGGAGACAGCAGCTTTAATGTCAGGTCAACCAGTAAAAGCATATAAATATCAAGATCAAAAGGCTTATATAATAGTTTTACAAGCTTTTATAGCTTCATTACAAGAAGCACAAGATATACCACCTGAAATGAAACAACCAGTATTAAATAATGCAATTACGTTAATGGCACAAAGAAAATTCTTTGAAGCATTAAGTAATATTGAGATACAAATTCAACAATCACTTGCTCAAGAAGGAGCATCTCAAGAAGAAATTGCCGAATTTACATTACCTGAAGATATATCAGAACTTGATCCTGCAATACTTAATCAGATTGCTCTTATAGAAGCACAAACTATTGTTGAAGAACAACAACAAAAACAACAATTAACTGCTCAATCTCCATTGCCACTTAATCCTGATCAAATTATGCAAAATCAAGTTGAAGTGGAAGCTCAAAAAGTGCAAGTTAGTGCTAATGCAATAGAACAACGTGCTCAAACCGATAATATCAAAGCCCAAACTGAACTTCAAAAAGCGCAAATTGTTCAACAAACTACGCTTCAAAAAGCAAGAATAGATCAGGAAAAGGAAATAGAAAAAGCTAATATTGCAGCAAAAGTTAAGTTAATGGAAATATCTAATAAATTACAACGCATTTAATAATGCTTACATATTTTTGCAAATTATAAAAAAAGTAATATAGTTATATTATTAGGTTACTAATATTAATTCTAAGGAGACAAAAATGTATTTAGAACGTATAAAAGAAAAATTAGGCTCTACACGAGCTAGTTTTCATACTGGTAAAAGTGAAACAGTAAAAAAACTAGCTCGTAAAAAAGGTGTTTCTGTAAAAAGATCTAAGCATGCTATGGGTGGTGATATTACTCCATCTCCAGCTGCTGCTAAATATGGTCATAAAAAAGGCAAAAGAGTTAAACGTGAACATCATATGATAGGAGAAATATTAGGTGCTGCTTCAGCAATTCCTGCTATTATAGATTTAATTAGAAGTAGAAAACGTTAATTGCAATTATTGGGTTACAACAATGAAAAATACTACAAAAATAATTGGTATTAAGAAAGCCATTAAAGAACACCACGCATTAGGTAATATGATTGCTGCTGCTGCTATGGATAAAAATGTTACTATGAGGAGAGAAGGTCTTAAGAGAGCTATGAAAGCTATGAAAGAACACCACGCATTAGGTAAGATAATTGGTGATGCTGCAAAGGCTATAGGCAAAGGTGTCAATATGAGTCTTCCTTATATAGGTGTAGGGGGCAAGTTCCTTGGCGCACTTGGTGGGGGAAGCCGCGCGGGAAATATAGCAGGTGCTCTTGGTAATTTAGCGCAATCAAGTTTGGATCTGAAACAAATCAACCAAGCTCGTAGTACAGCTGCTGCTCAGGAAAAATTGCTGAAAGCACAAGCTCGAGGTGCTGAAAATCAAAATACTTATTTAGAAAGACAAATGGCAGGATTACAGCCTCAAAAAAAAGGCGGTCGTACTAAATCTTATAGAAAAAATTGTAAGTAATCACAATTGTTTGTGGTAGGTAAGTCCTGTGCTGTGCCTTTGATGCTCCCTTCCATCGGTTGGATATGAGTCTTAGGAATATAGGCAGTATAGGGTCTACCACTTCTTTTTAGGCAAATAAAAACGGTGTAGAAAAAAGTGTTGTAGAAAAAAAAGTTTCTATTATACTGTTCTTAATTAACTTAATAATAATATAATATTAGTTATGGATTTAGAAAGTTTTCTACAACGACTACTTTACATGCGTGCTGAATGTACTGATATGTTATTAGATCAAAATATTGTTCAAAACGATATAAATAATTATAATCGTATTTCTGAAAGAAGAAAAACAATCATAGAAATATTAGAAGAATTAAAAAAATTCCAAAGCGAATCAGAAGAAACTGCTGCGTTAAAGATCAAATTTACCGGAACAACTATATTATAATATATCTATTTAAAGGAGACAATTGTGCACGGAAAAAATTTTAAAGAACATAATGAAAAATTTAAAATATCACCTAACTGGCATACTGATTTTAAGAAAGAATGGACTCAAGAAGAGATTACTGCAAATATAATTAAAGAAGTTGGTTACGATATTATCAGACCAGAAAGAAATTATGTATACGGTAAACTTTATAAAATGAGCAATGAAGGTATGATTTGCCATTATGCTGAAGAAACTATCATTAAAGATGTCTTAGAACAATCTGTCTTTAAAGTTTTAGCTTTTGGTGAAGATTGCTTTAAAGATAAAGAATCTTTCCCTAATGGTCAGCGTTTTTTATATCAACCAATGGGTATAAATTTTCTAAATATGAATATGATAAGTTTAAAGTTGGTGGCGAATATGTCGCTATGGTACCGGACATAACTCTAAAAGCTCGAGTATGTGATCCATATTATGTAGATTATTTATTTTTAACACCTTATATTTAAATATTAACCTAGAGGACATCCATGGATGATAAGAACAAATTTTTAGATGATGAAGAAGATGCAATTCTAGAAGGAAGAATTGCTACATCTGAAAAAGATCTTGAAGAAATAGTAAATGAACAATCAGATGATGATGGTATTGAAGCGTTTGATGAAGATCAAGAAGAAGACATTGATGTAGATTCTTTTGATGAACGGAGTAGGCGTGCTAAACAAGAAGAAATTGAAAATAATAAAAAGCTTGTAGAGCGTTTAAATGTTTTAGAAGAACAAGTTAGCCAAAGCAATGAAGAGAAAATTGCTAAAGAGTTCGAAATAGCACAACAACGTAAGCTTATTTATCAACAACAAGCAGAAAAAATGACTGCTGAATATAGAAAAGTTCAAGATGATATTGAAACTGTAAAAGCTATTAAACGCGATGCAGAATTAAAAGAAGAAAGGACACGCATATTTCAAGCTGAAGATACTCTAGAAAAATTAAATGAAGCACGCTTTAATTTAGATTTGAAAATGAGAGAATTTGCTAAGCATGCTCCTCAAGATTTTTCTGGCAATGAAGAATATGTCACTGATAATCGTCCTGCTCCACGAAGACAATCTACTCAATTTGATATAAGTAAATTAGATCCTGATTCGAGAAATTTTGTTAAAACAAATCCTTATATGAATCCATCCTCAGAGCATTATGATCAAGGACTTGTTAATGAAACAATAGGAATCATGGAAGATCTAAAGAAAAAATATGTATTTAGTGGTAAAAAAGCTAAAGTTTATTCTGCCTCGTTTTATAGAGAAGTAGAAGATGCTATGCATAATAAATATAGTACTCGTGACGAAAGAATGCATAATTTAATAAATAATCCAGTAACAGGTGTAAGGAGAAATGGAGATATTATGAAAGATGGAAGAAACAAAAGTTTAGGAGTTTTAAATAATATGGCTCGACAACTTATTAAAAAAGTCGAAGTAAGGGATAAAAATGGAAAATATTTATCTCCTGAACTTAAAGCTAAATTATATAAAAAATATAATGATAAACATCAAGAAAATAAAGCTCATGAAAGAGGATATTACTCATGAAAGATTTAGAAAATAAAGAAAATAAAGAAAACGAAGTAAGTTTTAAAGCTATTAAAACTCGTTCTGAAGATAAACGTAAAGCTAAATTATCTTATGATGAGTATAAAACGACTATGATGAATAGTCGTCTTGGTAAACTACATATCCCAAGAGAAATAATCCCATCTGATAAAATGTGGCTATTTGCAGATCTTAATCCTGCTAGCAAAAGAGATTATCAAATGGAACTTATGGAAAAAGGTTGGGTTCCTGTTAAAAAAAGTATGCATCCATATTTTAATATTATTACTGAAAGAAATAAAGATCGTAATGACGATGTAGTAATAAGACACGGACAGATATTAATGGAAATTGATAAATATATCTGGGAATATCATGAAAAAGCTAATTATGAATTAGCACTTAATGGTGCAGCTACAGCTGGCCGTAAACCTAATTACTCTCCAGCACGTCCCGGATTATTTGAAAGAGCCGAAGGCAAGGTAAAAGAATATAGTCACGTAAGACGACCTGCTGTAGATGATGATTTCTAAAAATTATAATTGCTGTTCTGATTATTAAAAATTCATTATTTTACAAATTTTTGACATACCTTTATTAATTAGATAATATAATATTATAAGTTTGCAAATCTGTATTAACCAAAGGAGATAATTAACATGATAGCTTATAATCAAAACCTGGGCATGAATCCAGTAAAATCCTTGACTGATAATGCTTATTCAGGGAATTTCTTATGGTATCCTATAGCAAGCGGCTATGCTTCAAGTATTTTTATAGGTAGTCCAGTAACAATAGCAAGCGGTACAATAAATATTGGTGCAACAAATACAGCAATTTTAGGCGCAGCAAGAGCATTTAAAGATTTTACAACGGGCGGTACAGGTATAGTCGCACCAAGTGCAAATCAAGGAGTTGTGCCAACCACAATCCAACAATATTGGGTAGCAAATACAACTAAACCTACAGGTGTCCAAACATATGTAGCAGTACAAGTTGATACTAATACACTTTATGATATGCAATCAAATGCTATTGATCTAACTACAGGCTTTGCAGCTACACAGTTAATGATAGGTGCTAATTTCTCCGCTCAAACAGGCTTTAGTGCTGGTAGTGGTAATACCTCAACTGGTTATTCTACTGCTCAAATAAAAAATAATGGCGGGTCAGCTGCAACAACAACTAATTTTCAAGTTATAGGACTCGCTCCAAACCTTGGAAATGCTTGGGGAGTTGCAAATAATAACATATTAGTAAAGATTAATGCAAGCATATTAAATGCTGCAGTATCAATATAATTAAACATTAAAAAGGAGTTTTTAAATGGCACAAGTAACAAGATCACAAATTATAAATTTTATGTGGCCTGGCTTAAGTTTAGTATTATGTGATGCAAAATATTATGAAAGTTTATATAAAAAATATTTTAAATTAGTTCCAACTAAAAAAGCATTTGATATAGTTGTTGAATATGCACCAATGGGATATGCAAAAGCAATGAACGAAGGTGAAGCATATGAACTACAAACTAACTTCATTATCAATAAAACACAATACGATCATACAAGCTTTTCTGCTGCTATTGAGTTCACTTTCGAGTCAATTGATGATAACTTATATACAGATGAATTTCCAAATGCTGGAGAACAAATTAAAGCTTCTTTAGTATTAACTCGTGACGTGAATGCAACAAATGTATTTAATTTTGCTTTTAGTAATTCTAATCCAATTGGCGATGGCCAACCATTTGCATCAACTCAACATCCAACAGCAGTTGGCGTGTATTCTAATGTTCTTTCTCCTGCTACTTTTAGTGAGACAGCTCTTACAGATATGATCACAATTGCTCAAACATTACCTGATGCTGCTGGCAAAGTATTAAATTATGAAGGTGATAAATTACTTTGTTCGCCAACTCTTCAATATGATGTAGCTCGAGTATTATTTAATGCTGAACGTCCTGGTACTGCTAATCGTGATATCGGTGTTGTATATCATCAAGGTTTTGTAAAAGGTGGTTACGTGGTTAATCCTTATTTAACTAATCCTAACTCATTTTTCTTATTTACAACCTGTCCAAATGGATTACTCTTCTATGAGAAAAACATGGCCGAAGTATCTTCATGGATGGATGAAAAGAATAGGACTGTTGGTATGGGTGGTTTCGATCGTTATTCAAGTGGACCATCTAACGCACGTTCAACTATTTGCTGCCAAGGTTTCTAATTTAAAGATTTTAAGAGGTTATAATGGTTTTTTCATTGACTACAAAAAATAAAGTTGTGCAAGCAAATAATTTTGGAAATTTAATTAGTGTTGGTTCAGTATATGCTAAAGCTTTAAATGGAAGACAAATAGGCGTGCCACAACCTCAATTGGGATGTCTCTCAGTTGTTCCTTTGACTGCTAGTACTACTAATTTATTAAATGCTACAAGACCAAGTGGAATTGGTTATATAACTCTTACAGCTGGTGCTGGTATAACAGCAGTACCAGGTATTTATAACTCATATACTAATACAACAGATACAGTTTATTTCTTCGATACTCCTCGTGCTCTAGTTATTACTACAACTGGAACAGAGATTAATATTACTTTTACTATATGGGGATTTGATGAAGATAATGTATTTATGACTGAAAATATTGTCATAGGTGGTAGTCCTGCTACTTTTTTTGGTAAGAAAGCATTTGCTGGCGTTACTAGGATTTGGGTAAATATTAGACCAGCAAATGCTGTATCCATAGGTACTTCAGATATTATTGGTCTTCCTTATTACTTACTAGATAACAGTAGTGTCATTAATAATAATTTTGGCACAGGAACAGTAGTTGCTTCTGGTCAATCTACATTAGTATCGGGCACAAGTACTATTTCTACAACAGCTGTTACAACAAGTTCGATAATACAACTTTCTAGATCAACATTAAATTCAAGTCCTGAATTAGGATTTTTAGCTATAAGTACTATTACTGCTAATACTTCGTTTATAGTTGCTTCTTATTCAGCATTTTCAGCACTTCAAACAACAGATGTATCAAGTTTTAATTGGAATATTGTAAATGCAACGCAAGGAACTGTAACACCAGGTGTTACTGCTACTGCTACAGCGACTACAGGAGATATTAGAGGTACGGTAGCTTTACCAGTACCTTCAAACGGTACATTAGATTTAGTAGTTACTTATTTAATAGCTGCAACTACTAATGCTGTAAGTAATGAGAATTATGCAGCTGTTTATGGAGTGCCTCAGTACGCAGCTCCTTATAATTAATTAAACTGAGATTACTAATGAAGATTCAAGTACTTAATAGCTATTTAACTGCTAATACTACATTTTATGCTGCTTCTCAAAGTTTAGCAACTGCTGGTAGTTTGGTACTTAATTATTCCGCTGTTAATGCAAATGCAAATATTGTAGTATCAACTCCCGAATGGAATCGAATAATTACTTTTACTTCTGGTGGAACTAATAATTCAGGAGTTAATGCTGTTTTAACAGGTGTAGATGCATTCGGTAATATTGTTAGTGAAACAATTCCAGCATTACCAGCAGCTTCAGGTACAGTTTTTTCAAACCTTTATTATAGTAGTTTAATATCAGTAGTAACTAATGGTGCTGTTACTGCTTTAAGTGTTGGTATTGCAACTCCAGCTATTTCTATACCTTTTAAAATGTCAATGAATGTTTCAAAAGCTCAATGGGCAGTTCAAACTGTTGTAGGAGGAACGATAAATTATGATTTGCAATATACATTATTTCCTTTTGAGAATTATATTTCCCCACCAACATTTGATACTACAAATAATTGGCTTAATGTTCCCATAATAGCACCTGGAGGAAATACTAGCACAGGTACAGTAGTAGCTGCTCTAACTACTTCACAATATCTAAATTTTGCAGCTCCTGTTTATGCAATTAGATTTGTAATTAATTCTGGTACAACTCCTACATTTGAAGCATTTATGGCTCAGCAAGGAACTTTATAAAGGAGAGTTAAATGGCAATTACTCTAACTCCTTTTATAAATGTAACGGCAAATCAAATTATTTTAGAATCTTTTGAGCGTATTGGGTTAACTTTACCTGAACTTGTTGGAAATCCTATTGTAAGTAGCATAAATTCTTTAAACATTTTGCTTACTGATTGGGCAAGATATAATAATCTTTATAGCATTCAACCGTTTATGACTAATTTGATAGGTGGTCAAAAAAGTTATCAGTTACCAATAGGCACTGCTGATATTCCTGAGCGAGAAGTATCTGTTGCGGATATTACCAGACAATTAGGAGGTACTGCTTATTCTAGTGCAGGAGGAGTTGCTCAAAATGCATTTGATGATAATCCTGCTACAGCTTGTACACAAACTTCACCTGATGGATATATTTCGTATGCTTATACTCCGGCACCGGGTTTTGCTCTTGATTATATTGGAATTCAATCTAATACTACGCAGCAATATACATTAGCAATAGAATATTCTTTTGATAATAGTAACTGGATCAATATTTATCCGGTTATTAATAATCAAAATCCACCAACTACTGGTCTACAAACATATCTTGCCGGCCAGCAAGTTTGGTATGTAAATAAAGTTTCAATTTTAGCTCCTTATTGGCGTATTAGAGAAACAAACGGAGCTACTTTAGATATCCAAGAGCTCTATTTTTGTACGCATAATATCTCAAGACAAATAAGTTTACTTAGTCGTAGTCAATATTTAGGAATAGCAACTAAAGATTTAACAGGAAGTGTTTCAAGTTATTTATTAAACAGAGATATTAACCCTTCAATTACTTTATGGCCTGTTCCTGATGGAAAGCCTGATTATCCTTATCTTATTCTTAATTTAAAAGTCTTGAGTCCGCAGATTATTTATCTAACGGATATACTTAATATTCCTAATAGATTTTATGAAGCTTTCTGTGCAAATTTAGCTTTAAAACTTGCTCAGAAAGATAAGATAATGGGTATTGAAATATCACCTGATAAAATGGCTAATTTAATTAAATCAGCTGCAAAATCTATGGAAGATATCGAACAAGAAGATACCGAACATGCACCATATATTTTTCAGTTTAATCTATGAAGTATAAAAAAAATCGTAAGTTTCAACCTTATTCTTTCAGGAACCATAATCCTACCGCTAAATGTGATACATCTGGCTTTAAGATTATGCATTATGATTTAAAAAAACAATATGAATGGTATGGTAATACTTTAACTTTTACTGGATTTTATGTTCATAAAGATTTTTTAACAGAACCTAATCCTCAAGGGAAGGTACTTGCATTACCTGGAGATCCATTTCCGGTTGATACTCCTCGTCCTTTTTACGTACAACCTACTGAGGCTATAACACTTAATAATACTGGTAATACCATAATTTATACTATTGGTGGTTCTCCGGTAATTCTTAATCCTAATATTACCATATCTCAAGCAAATGGTGCTACAGATTTAAGTACGGGTATATTACAGGTGCTTATCTATGATAATGTAACTTTAGAAGATAATTTAACTGTTATAAGCGGTGGATCGGTAATTGTTAGTGGAAATTATGTAATAGTTGGTGGAGTAAATATAGGAACAATTCGTGGTGGAGGTAGTGGAACACCACTTTATATATTATTACAACCAGGAGCTAATAATACAAATGCTTCAGCAATTTTACAAAACATTAATTTTTTAACTTTTAATTCACAAATAATAAATAAAAGTGTAAAATTCATTGCAATGAATAATGCAGGTATAAATAGTGACGGAGGTTACACTAATGTACTTTGCCAAGAATAGGAGGACAGTAGGAGACAACTATGCCGCTAGCCCAAAATGATTATTTTGGATTGGTCAATGATATACAGCAATACATGCAAAATTCTTCATTGTCTTTATCCAATGAAATCCCAAGATTTATATCCAATGCTCAACAAGCTATTGCGCTTGATTTAAAATCTATTGAAGATCGAGTTACTAGAGATTTTATTATATCTTCAGGTCAACCAACATTTTCAAAGCCTATTGATTATAAAAATCTATCTACATTTTATATTTTCACTGCTGATCCTGCAACGCCATCAGTTTATAATATTTTAACACCATTAAAATCAGCATCATTAGATTATTGTTATAAATATGCACCTAATCAATCAGTATTAGCAACTCCTGAGTATATTGCCGAAGCAGATGTTTATAATTTTCTTATAGCACCAACTCCTGATCAAAATTATAATGCTAGAATAATATATTATCAATTACCTTTAGCGCTTAGTGAACTTACGCCGACTAATACCTTAACTAACAATGCTTATAATTTATTACTTTATCGCTGTTTACTTGAAGCTATTCCTTATGAGAAAGCAGATGAACGCATTAAATATGATCAATTATACGCTGATACTTTAGGTAAGTATCAACGTGAAGAACAAATGCGCAAAACCTCAGGATTCTTTACAAGGAGTTTACAATGACATTTAGCTATAATAATCCTTATTCTGTATTTCCATCATCACCTAGTCAATATGGATATGAAGAAATAAGTTTAACTGCAAATTCTACTTTTGCATGGCCTGAGAATAATTCAGATTCCCAGTTTATAATTGCTCAACAAATGTATGTAAGTACTAATAATACTGCTAATCAATTTATTTTTCCACCTGCTAATTTAGTAGGAACTGGTAGAACATTCCAAATATTTAATTTCGGATCACTTGCATTTACTATTTATGATAATGGGGGTACTTCTTTAGCTACTATTAGCGCAGGTCAACTTTATCAATGTACTGTAACAGATAATAGTAGTGATTCAGGAAGCTGGGGAACATTATTGCTAGGTACAGGTACTTCAGGTGCAGATGCTAATGCTTTATCAGGTTACGGGCTTTCTTCACTGACTAATTCTAAGATTAATACTAACCTTCCTGAAACAGTAATAACAGGTAGTTATACTGTTATTGCTAGTGATCGTGGATCAATACTGAGTTATACTGGTGGTACTAATACTATAACTCTTCCAAATCCTGTAGATGGTTTTATAATTGGAATTATAAATAATAGTACAATTGGCGGTCTTTTAACTATACAGCCACCAAGTAGTTATACTATTAATACTGATTCTAATTTAACTCTTTCTCCCGGAGATTCTACTTTTATTACTGGGGGAGCTAATTATAATGCTATTGGTATTGGAAAATTAAATTTTGGCAATAATTCATTACTTGAATTAGATGTATCTGCAAGTGCAAATATAACTTTAACCTCTTCTCAATCTAGTAATGATATTATTATATTTACTGGAACTTTATCTAATAATATTAATGTTTATTTTGTACCTATACAAGTAAATATTTATAATATGTATAATAATACTAGTGGTAATTTTACCATTACAGTTTCTACTCTTGGTGGAACGAATACTTATACTTTAAAAGCTCAGGAAAGATATGCTTATTTTACTGATACTTCTGAATTGTATAATGTTCCAAATGATCTAGCTTCTAATTTAGCTACTTTCTGGGTATCTAGTGATTCATCTTTAGCTAATCAGGTTAATCTGGGAACATTATCAAGTGGGGTAATTGGTATTAATGTTGCGAGTAGCATAGCGACTCCTTATACGATGTCTATTTATAATAATTTAGCATCAAATAATTTCTTTTTTGGTGCTAATTCAGTTCCTTCGCCACTTCCTACCGGAAAAAGTAATACAGCAGTTGGCATTAATACTGGAACTAATATATCTACTGGTGGATATAATGTAGCAGTTGGTTCTAATGCTTTAGAAGCAAATACTACTGGTACAAATAATACAGCAGTTGGTTATAATGCTTTAACGTTAAATACTACTGCAGGAAGTAATGTAGCAGTTGGTCAGAATGCTTTAGCAAATAATACTACTGGTGGAAGTAATACAGCGGTGGGTTCTAGTGCTTTATCGTTAAATACTACTGCAATAAATAATACAGCAGTTGGTTATAATGCTTTAGCAACAAATACTACTGCAGGAAGTAATACAGCAGTTGGTTCTAGTGCTTTAACGTTAAATACTACTGGTACAAATAATGTAGCGGTTGGCTATAGTGCTTTAGAAGCAAATACTACTGCAACAAATAATACAGCAGTTGGTTATAATGCTTTAGCAGCAAATACTGGTGCAGGAAGTAATACAGCGGTGGGTTCTAGTGCTTTAGCAACAAATACTACTGGTGCAAGTAATACAGCATTTGGCTATAGTGCTTTAGAAGCAAATACTACTGCAGGAAGGAATGTAGCAGTTGGTCAGAATGCTTTAGCAAATAATACTACTGGATCAAATAACACAGCAGTTGGCTATAGTGCTTTAGAAGCAAATACTACTGCAGGAAATAATACAGCATTTGGTTATAATGCTTTAGCAGCAAATACTGGTGCAGGAAGTAATACAGCATTTGGTTTTAACGCTTTAGCAGCAAATACTACTGCAGGAAGTAATGTAGCAGTTGGTTATAATACTTTAGCAGCAAATACTACTGGAGGAAGGAATGTAGCACTTGGTCCTGGTGCTTTAGAAGCAAATACTACTGGTACAGATAATACAGCAGTTGGTTATAATGCTTTAACGTTAAATACTACTGCAGGAAGTAATGTAGCAGTTGGTTATAATACTTTAGCAGCAAATACTACTGGTACAGATAATACAGCAGTTGGTTATAATGCTTTAGAAGCAAATACTACTGCAGGAAGTAATGTAGCAGTTGGTCAGAATGCTTTAGCAAATAATACTACTGGTGGAAGTAATACAGCGGTGGGTTCTAGTGCTTTATCGTTAAATACTACTGCAATAAATAATACAGCAGTTGGTTATAATGCTTTAGCAACAAATACTACTGCAGGAAGTAATACAGCAGTTGGTTCTAGTGCTTTAACGTTAAATACTACTGGTACAAATAATGTAGCGGTTGGCTATAGTGCTTTAGAAGCAAATACTACTGCAACAAATAATACAGCAGTTGGTTATAATGCTTTAGCAGCAAATACTACTGCAGGAAGTAATGTAGCAGTTGGTTATAATACTTTAGCAGCAAATACTACTGGTACAGATAATGTAGCGGTTGGATTATCAAGCGGAACTTCATTTAGTAATAATAGCAGTTGTATATTTATTGGTTCAAGTTCTGATTCTACTGTTGGAAGTTTAACTAATGCTATTGCAATTGGTGCTAGTGCACAAGTTTCAAATTCTAATACAATGATACTTGGATCTACAGGCACAGCAGTGGCTGTTAATTCATTAGCTAATTTAGTTGTTACTGCTAATTCCGGAGCTAATGGAACGGTAGGAACAGCAACTTTAAATGGCCTTACTAATGTGACAGTTAGTACTACTGCATGTAAAATAACCTCTGTAGTATTTGTTACTTCTTTGACTAATGTAACTCCAGCTAATAATGGTGTTCCAACGGTACATAGTATAGTTAATGGAAGTTTTCAGGTGGTTTCTACAAATACATTAGATACTTCTACTGTTCAATGGTTTATAGTTAATCCGGTATAAAAGTATAAGTTATGGCAGATATAGTAATATCCTTAGATTCTAAGGTAGGAATAAAGAGAGATAATACTGATTATAATTCTGAATATTATATTGATGGAGAATGGTGTCGGTTTTATGATAATAGTCCTAAAAAAATGGGCGGTTATAAATTAATATATTCTGGCACAGCTGAAATTATAAGAACATTATATGAATTTAATAATTCAAATACAATTAATGTTTATTTAGGTAGAGAAATAGATGGTATTAGTTTTCTTAATATTAATTCAAATGGATTAGTATTAGGTGGTGAGATTAATAGAACTCCTTCTACTTATACTCCAACTACAGGTAATGTTTGGATATTTGATCAAATAAATTATTTAGAATCAGGTGTTCCACTTGCAATAATATTTGCTCAAGTTGCACCTAATAATATTAATACTAATAGTACTATTGAAGGTCCAATTTATTTTGGTGGTGCATATGATACAAATCTTTTTCAACTAGTAACAAACACGTCTTCTGTGCCAGTTACTGCATCAGGAGGAGTAATAGTAGCTACACCATTTGTAATTGCTTATGGGAATTATGGTGTAATTCAATGGTCTAACGAGAATGATCCTACAGTGTGGAATACAACCCTAAATTCTGCTATTATTGCTAATACACCTAAGATTATTACTGCTGCCACTATTCGTGATAATGCAAATGTATCTGTTTTATTTTGGTGCGTAGATAAATTAGTTCGCTCAACCTATGATTCTACTATTGATCCTCCTACTTTTGGCTCAGTAATTCTTGATGATACTATTTCTATATTGAGTCATAATAGTGTTTGTGAATATAATAATATCTATTATTGGGTAGGTAATGGACAATTTTATTTATATGATGGAATAGTTAGAAAACTACCAAATAATTTAAGTACTGATTATTTCTTTAATAATTTAAATAGAACATATCAAGGTAGAATTTTTACTACAGTTGTTAAAAAATACTCTGAAATTTGGATTCATTGGCCAAGCGGAAATTCTACAGAATGTAATGAAACATTAATATATAACACTGAATATAATACTTTTTATGATGCTTCTATGTCTAGGACTTGTAGTGTTCCTCCTAGTGCTGTTTTGCCTTATCCATTACTTGCAGATGCATTACCTTCTACAGATTTTGATACTTATGGAATATGGATGCATGAATACGGTATAGATCAAATAATATTTGATAATGTTTATGCAATAAAATCACGCATTGTTACTAAATATTTTTCTTTTCCAAAAGATAATTCAAACAATGATTATTGTACTATTTTAAAACGCTTAGAAAATGATTTTGTTCAAACTGGTAATATTCAATTTAGAATATTAAAAAAAGCATGGCCTAATACTCCTCCTATTTATTCAGATTATTATACTATTACTCCAACTACTGAAAAAATTGATATTAATAATGAAGATAGAATGTCAAGAATATGGGCAATTGAATTTACATCTAATGAAGTTGGTGGAAATTATATATTAGGAAGAACTCAAGTAGTATTATCAGTTGGAGATAAACGTCCTCAACCAACAGAAGTAACGGATTAAATATGGCAAATTTATCTTATATTCAAAATCCTACATTACCAACTTTTGAAAGTTGGGTTGCGCAGCTTCGTATAGATCTTCCTAATTATGATATTTCTATATCTTATACAGTTGATAATTGGTGGGGATGGGCTAATCAATTTATTTTAAATAATAATTTAGATTCTACTACTCCACTTCCTACTCGTGCTTCTTATCCAAATAAAGAAGATTGGAAAAAATGGGTATTATTTTTAGTAAGTTCTAATGCTGGCTTTGCAATATCATAAATATGAAAGAATATTATTTAATAGAACTTAAAGTTAATACTATTTTATATAAAAATAGGGAATGTAATTCATATTACTCAGGAAGTATTCTTTCAAAAGATATTAACAAAAGAAAAAAACACTTAATTAATTTAATTAAGTGTATTATTAATTTTTCTAAAATAAATGACGAAGGGATTATAAGTTATAGAACTCAAAAGGTTATAGAAGAAAATCAAGTGCAATTTTTTCGGGCATTATATGCTGATATTGAGGATAGAAATAATCGAATATTTCGCTTAGTTTGGGATATTATACAAAAACTTCACTTATATTAATAAATAGGCTAAAATCAAAAACAATAAATTAACTATAAAAGGAAGAGTAAAAGATGGGATACTATACAAATCCAGGTGATAATAATTTGTATATGATTAGACATATTGCTAGCCAAACTGGTTCTACTCCTATTCATTTAAATAAAGAGTCTATAAAAGGTCTTCGTAATTTACATAATTTAGTTCATAATGAAGATGTTGGACATGATTTCTCTAAATTAAACACATTATTTGCCCAACCTAATATTTCAGTTTATTTAAAAGGGCAAATAGAACAAAAAAAAGCTAATGGCGGTATAATTAATGATTATATTAATACATTAAAACATAATGGCTCAGAAGAAAACTCTGAGTTATCATTAGCTCCTAATGAACTCATTAAATTTTTAGATGATAGTGGTTATCCATATATGGTTAATCCTCATACTGGTCATAAAGAATATCATCTAGGTAAAATGTTTGATGGTTTAAATAATATATTTAAGCCTATTAAAGATTCTATGATAACAAGGGAACATCATGGATGGGGTGATATGATTGGCGGACTTGGTAGTACTGCCCTATAATGCAGCGTCTACCTTGGGAAATGCAGCCTATGAAGCAGGCAAGTATGCTGCTCCAATAGTAGGGAGTGCAGCGTCTACGGCTTATGATGCAGCGAAATATGCCGCGCCGATAGTAGGAAGTGCTGCCTATAATGCAGCCCAATATGCTGCCCCGATAGTAGGAAGTGCAGCGTCTACCTTGGGAAATGCAGCTTATGAAACAGGATCTATTCTTGGGAAAGCTACTGGATTAAACACGTGCTGCTTCAGATATTAAAGATACAGCCTATAATGCAGCCCCAATATGCTCCCCCGATAGTAGGAAGTGCGGCATCTACCTTGGGAAATGCAGCCTATGAAGCAGGTAAATATGCTGCTCCAATGGTGGGTAATGCAACGTCTGCTTTAGGGGATGCAGCATATAATGCAGGATCTACTCTTGCAACCGCAGCATCACAACCAAATTTAGTCCAAAATGTAATGCGAGGGGTTGCAGGACCAATAGGTGGCGTAGTAGGTGGATTAGCTGGACAATATGCTGGTCAAAAAGTTGGACAGAAATTAAGCGAAGGAATCCCTCTTATAGGACCATTTATAGGACCACTTGCAGGAAATATTGCGGGTAATTTAGCATATAATGTCGGTGCTTATAAGGGCAGAAATAAAGGAATCGAACTAGCAGATAATTTATACAATTATTTAGGTGGGTAATAGTAATGCTGCACCTAAACCTAATTCAACATCTTATTTTCCAACGCTTTCTGAGTTTGGTAATGCTGCATATAATGCAGGATCTACTCTAGGAACAAATGCATATAATGCAGCATCCACTCTAGGAACAAATGCATATAATGCAGCATCCACTTTAGGTAATAGTATTTATCAATTAGGATCAAATGCATATAATGCTACTTCTGATGCTGCAAGTAGATTAGGAAATGCAGTTTATGATAAACTTCCTAACAATCCTTTTACAAACCTTTATAATCAATAGGAAAAATAATTATGATAAATTATAGATGTAGTGTAAAGCCTAAAACAAGTAGATATGCCCATGGTGGACATGTTCATAATTTAGTTTATAAAGCTTATCAAGGACATAGTTTAGGTGGAGATGTTTATGATTCTTCTAATGCTATTGTTAACAAGATAAATGATCACTTATCTTCTATATCTTCTGAAGATATAGGTAATCAAATCATCGGTCGCACTCGCGACCAGTTTTTTAAACATCGAACGTCAATTCCAACAACGAACTCAGCAGCTCCTAAATTTGAGCATGGAGCAAAACTTATTCAAGAATTATTGAAAAAATATTCAGGAAATAATTAATAAGAATTTTAGAGGATAAAAATGCAAGACGAGCTTTTAAGAGAGATTTTAAAAAATCATAAATATCCAGAGGTAGCTAGTTCTGGCGGAGTTGTGCCTGAAGAAGCCCATTTTAATTTTAAAGAAGTTGAATTACTTAATTCTCTTCAGGGCAATGAAGTAAGATTACCTGATCATGGTAATATCCGTTCATTTATGCCTCTAGCCGAGCTATTTTCCGACCCTGCTTATTTACGTTTAGTAAAGCAAATTGTTGAAAATTTAAATGAACATCAGGTAGATGATAATGAGATAGGACATGCTGTAAATGAATTTACAGAAGAAAATAAAGATAAAACAACTATTCAGCCAGAAAGTCCTTTAGTTATGATGCAAGCATCAGAAGGTATGGGTGATGACACTGAAATATGTTTATGTCCTTCTAACATGTTGGATTTTTTTGATGAAATACGAGGATTCTCAAGTGTAAATCCTAAAGATGGTAAAAGACAATATTTTAGTATAGGAAAATTCTTTAAAAGAATACTTCCTATAATCGGTGCTATAGGTGGTGCATTTCTAGGTGTTCCAGTATTAGGTCCTATATTAGGTAGCGTAGCAGGACCATTAACTGGTGCTGCTTCTACAGCGATAGGTGCAGGTGTTGGCTCAAAATTGTTGGGAGCAAAGACAAACGATGCATTTAAATATGCTGCATTAGCTGGAATTGGGAATGTGATTGCTCCTGGAATTAGTAGTGCATTAGGCCCTATTACAGGTGCAGGAGCAGCAGGAGCAGCAGGAGCAGCAGGAGCAGCAGGAGCAGCAGGAGCAGCAGCAGGAGCAGCAGGAGCAGCAGGAGCAGCAGGAGCAGGATTAGGAGCTATGTTTACGCCTCAAGTATTGATTCCAACAGCTTTAATGGGTGGAATGTTATATAAAGCTAATAAAGACAACATGAAACTACAGGAAAAATATAAGCAAGAAATGCATGAATATAAGCAAGAAGTAAATGCTTTTAATCAAAAGCATAATAACACTACTACAGGATTAAAAGATTATTTTTCAAATATTGATGTATCTGCTCATAAAGAGCCACAACGTGATTATATTACCAGTCATCAAGACAAGATTGGAGTTACTCATGGTATAAGTCCTTTGTACGGATTTAAAACAGAGCAATATTATGCAGAAGGTGGACAAATTCAAGATAAGAGTGGTGGAATAATAGGAAACGGTAAGGGGCAACAAGATAATATATATGATGATTATAATGTGGGGGATTATATTATGCCTGCTGATGTTACTTCCGGTCTCGGAGATGGTCACAGCGATGCTGGATATGATGAATTAGATAAATTAAAAAATTATATTTATAAAACCAAGGATATAAATAAAGCTTATCAAAAAAGTCCCAGTTCAGGTTAAAATGGAGCTTACTAAAAAGCAACCTGTAGCTGTAAGTCCAGGCGAATATAGGTTTGATAAAAATATTACTGTTGCAATAGGAGATGGTAATCTTAAAAAAGCAGATCGCATATTTCAAGAATTTTATAAATTAGTTCGGGATGATAAAAAAATTTCTGGTAATACTATACCCAAAAAAGCAAAATCGGCTATTGAGTATTTTAGAAATGCTCAAAGAAAAGTAGGAAAAAAATAGGAAGGAATATATGGTTCTGTCAGAAAAATCCATCAGAAGAAGAGTAGAACGTGCAAAGCAAGCAGCACAACAAGCAGAACAACAAGCAGAACAACAAGCAGAACAACAAGCAGAACAACAAGCAGAACGTGATAGGCAAGAACGTGTAAAGCAAGCAGAACAAAGAGCGGAATCAGAAAAAGCGCAAGAAAAAATTAATGAACTTTTGAAAAATCTTCCAGAAAATGAGAAATTAGACCATAATAAATTATTGCAAGATGCTGCTGCTATTCTTAAAAAATATCCCGATCTTGCTGCCAAATTTAATCAGGACTCAGACAATAGTCCCATAATAGCAGTAGAGAATCTTGTTGAAAGTGCATATGAAAAAGGTAAAGTAAACAATGATTTTAGTGATTTTTTAACTTATAAAAAGATCATAGAAAGTATAAACGACCAAAGACTCCTAGACAGCACAAAGATAAAAGAAGAGAAGCTTAAAGAGGCAACTAAGAGCAAATATACGCATACGCCTGAAGAAAGAAAAGAAGCGTTAGAAAAGATGCTTGGTAATAAGACAAATTATCCTGGAGCTGATATTAATCATCTTACATATCAAGGAAAGCCTATTTGGTATAGTAATTTACTTCAAGATATAGCTCTTCGTACTGCGCAACTTACTAGTTCTGAAAACACATACCCTTATTATTTAAAACCAAGAATTGCTAAGCAATCTAAAGAAGAAGAGATTGCATATGATTTGCTAGCTAATAACTTACTTAATCCTGAATATGCAAAAACTGTTAAAAAGACTATTGAAGATCTTGAAAAATTAAAACAAGAATCTCCTACTGCAAACTTAGCGGATGCAGATAAACGTGCTAGCGAAAGGACTACTAATGAGAATATAGAACAGTATGTTAATCCAAAAACTAATAGTGTTTTAGATTTAATCCAAAAAAGAGCATTGCGTAATTTTGAAGAAAATATAATGCCTAAAGTATCTTCTCCATTTATATCTAGGGGTAGTTTTAATACTGGTGCCAGAACAGAAGCACAAGCGCGTGCTCGTCGTGATTTAATGGAAAACATGATGGATCAGGAAACACAATTTTTAGCAAGTGCTTACGATAAAGCTCGCGATACTGCTTCTGAAGATAAAAAAACTTATCTTAATTATAAACTTAGTAAAACTGGTATTGAAAATGAGGAAATTCTTAAAAAAGGAAAAATTGCTGAAGATATAAATAAGTTAATGGATACTCAGCATAAGAATAAACTACTTGATATGGAAGCATTACGTACTATTGGTGAAAATCAAAGAAATGTTAAACAAAGAGAACTTGATTTACAATATGAGGAATTTAAAAACCAGGCTGACCACCCTTTACGTCAAGTTAATATTTTAAATAGTATGATTCATCAATTACCTGTTGATAGTATTACTGGACAAAGTTCTAGACTTGTTCCTAATGTCCCAACTAGAACAGAGCAATTAAGTCCATGGCAAACAGGTGCTGGAATTCTTGGTCAAGTGGCTGCTATGAATATGATGAATAAAGCAAAAGGTGGCATAATTCAAAATCATGCTGATGGCAATATGGTTAATCAAATGAAAGATAAATATTTAGAAGATTTGATGGCTAGAGCACAAAATACTCAAAGCAAAGCACAAAATCCTTGGGCGCATTATATGCTTGGTATGTCTAATTCAATTGCATCATCTAAAAATCCTAATGTTATAGGTGCAATTGGTGAAGGTAGTACTCATGGAGCAGATCGCTTTATGAATGCAATAGAAAATAATAAAACATTAGAAGATCAAAATTTAGCATTTAGGAATTCCATTATTGATTATTTAGATCAGGCTGAAACAAGAAAACAAGAGAAGATAATAAATGAATTAAAAATGCAACAAATGTTAGCATCTTTAAATCCAGAGAGGGGAGATAATATACAAGAGAAACATATACCTTCGTTAACTCCATCAAATCAAATTCCTGTTGTAACTTATAGAAATGGCAGAGTAGCAGGGGTTAGATTAGTAGATCCTTATGGCCTTGCTAGAGATGATACAGATAATATATTCCATTCAGAAGAAGAGCGTGATCTACCTAACCTCAACCAAGATGATGACTATAAACCATCTGAAACCCCATCAGTAGAAGATTTACGGAAGTATAATATGCGTCCTAGGTTACCTACTAATGCTGCTGAAAAAGAAGCTTATACTCAGGATCTAAAAAAGTTAGAAGAAGATAAAGAAACAGCAGAACAAGCAAGAATAACAGAAGAAAAAATATTAAATTTACAATCTCAATTAGGTAATTTACCAACTGGAATTACACATGGCCCTGCTAAGTTTATTGATGAATTAGAGTATGCTGCCGGAGTGGGAAAAGGAGAAAAAGCAAAAGCTTTTGCTGCATTCCAAGACCTTCAAATGGAAGATTTAGCTAAAATTGCTGAAATATTAAAGCCAATGAGTGATACAGATGCTGAAAGGGCATTAAAAATGAGTAATAATCCTAGTAATACTAGAAATTCTATAAAAGAGAGATTAGATTTTAGTCTTGCTGCTGCAAAAATTAAACAAACTAAAGCAGAAGCTAAAGAAATTTGGTTGTCTAAATATGGCTCTAGTAGAGGATTTGATGCGCAGTTCAATTCATGGCTTAAAAATAAAGAAATATTTGGAGATGTGAAGGAAAAAGGCAAAGTAATAAGAAGAAAATTCAATGACGGCAGTTTAGATTCATGGCCTGAAATGTTTAATAAGAATACTTCAAAAAAGAAAATGAATAAAAATGATCGTGTAAATAATTTAGATTTATCGCCTGAAGATGAGGTGGATGCTTTTAAGAAGTGGGATAATTAGAGAAGGGATAAAACAAATGGATTTTAGCAAAATAGATTTTAGCAATTTAACAGAAGAAGATTTCTCAAAAATAGACCCAGACTTGCTTACGCCAGAACAATTTGCAGCTGGGCGTAAACGTTTTGATGAACTTTTTCCCGAGAGAGCAGAAGCAAGAAAAAAGAGAAAACAAATAGATTTTAGCAATTTAACAGAAGAAGATTTCTCAAAAATAGACCCAGACTTGCTTACGCCAGAACAATTTGCAGCTGGGCGTAAACGTTTTGATGAACTTTTTCCCGAGAGAGCAGAAGCAAGAAAAAAGAGAAAACAAATAGATTTTAGCAATTTAACAGAAGAAGATTTCTCAAAAATAGACCCAGACTTGCTTACGCCAGAACAATTTGCAGCTGGGCGTAAACGTTTTGATGAACTTTTTCCCGAGAGAGCAGAAGCAAGAAAAAAGAGAAAACAAATAGATTTTAGCAATTTAACAGAAGAAGATTTCTCAAAAATAGACCCAGACTTGCTTACGCCAGAACAAAAGAAAGCTGCATATGAACGCATGAGAGAACTTGACCCCGAATTGATCGAAAATCATGAGAGGCAAAAAGCAGCAAGAGCTAGGATGAAAGCAGAAAGAGACGCAAAGAAAAAACAAGAAGAAGACGAATTAGCAGAAGAATATGAATCACCAGAAGAAAGAAAAGTAAGATTAATAAAAAGAAGCAAAGAACAGATAGCAAGTATAGGAAAGGCATTAGCTCATGGAGCAGCATTAGCTCCTGCTTATGTAGCTGATCTTGCGCCACTTGCAGGAAATATTGGTAGTTGGCTAGTTGAAAAAATTTATAATAATGCAGTACAGCCGGAAACTCCGCTTAATATTCCTTCAATACCTTTTGCATCTGAGACATTAAAAGAAAAGGTATTAGATAAATATATACCTTTAACTGATAACGAAAAGGTAGCCAGAGAAGCAATTGCATTTATGAATCCTGCTGCCAAAATAGGCATGGCAAAGACTGCTATTAATAAAGCTCCTACTGCTTTAAAATACTTACTTAGTGCTCCTGAAGGTAAAAAAGCAACTGTAGCTGCCGGATTAGGTGGGGCTGCTTTTGAACAAACCAGACAAATTAATCCTGAAGACCCTTTTATTGCGCTTAGAAACAGTCTTGGTGCTCAATATATGTTAAGCATTCCTACAGCGTTGAAAAGTGGTGCAAGTGGTATTCGTTCTCTTTTTAGCCCATCTAAAAAATTTGATATTGATCAGAACGCTGTAAAAATATTAGAAGCAATAGGAGAAGAGCCTACGGTTGGTTTAACCACCAAGTCTCCACATTTAAGGGGACTTTATCAAAAAACTAAGAATGACCCTAAGAATGATACTGCTTATCGTGAGCAGGCTTTAGTTAATAAATTAAATGAAACTCTTACAGATGTGATTGAGCCAGATTTTGTTTTAAGAGACAGGCTTGGTTTAGCAGGAGAAAGTCAAAAAATTGCAAAAAATATTTCAGAAGAAAAAAACTTGATAATGAAAGAGCTAGAAGCGCGTGCAAATAAATTTATGCCCGAAAAAGAAATAATACAGCTTCCTAATGTTTCAGAAGCAATTAAAAAATTTAAATCTGAATTGGAAGTTTCTGATATTTCAAAGGTTTTAGGAGATTCAAAATTCCCGAAACAAGCTAGAATTTTAAATGAATTAGAAAGTGGGAAAGCAAGTTATGAAGATACTAGGTTTGCTTTAAGAGAAATATTGAATAAAAAAGTTAACAATTTTCTAACTGAAGGATCACTTGATAAAGGAAGAATTAAACAATTAGCTAATGCTGTAAATAAAGATATTGAATTAAATTTTGCGTCTAAAGGCCCAGAAGCTGTAAAAGCAAGATCTGACTTTAATAAATACTACAAAGATTATATGGATTATATCCAGCCTCTCAATAATGAAATTAAACAAGCAATGGGTGGGAAACCTGTTAAAGTATTAACTAACGAAATATTTAATAAGGATAGTGCAAATAGATATTTACCTATGATGTTTAAGAAGAGTGATAATCCTGAACAATTAGCAAAAGCAATGCTTTATCAGGTAGGCTCGAAGAATGATGATTTTACTGTTTCTCAGTTTTATAAAACTTTAGAAAAAATCCCTCAAAAGAATTATCAGCAAATAATATCTCATATTCCTAAAGAACAACAAGTTGTCATAGATAATATGAAAGCTTTAAATGAGCATTTAAAGACTCTAAAAGCTTATAGTAATTTTTCTAATACAGCGCAACATTTAGACTCTTCAATGCAAGCAGCTATTAGAAGTATAATAACAGGAGCAACTGCGAGTGTACATGGAATACCAGGGGCACTGATTGGTGTAATTTCATCTGAAGGAATAATAAGGGCTGCTAGGGATCGCAGGAATACTGTGCTTAATTCCCCTGCTTTTTTTAATTGGGCAAATAGAGTAAATAAAGCTCCAAACAAAGAGATGGCTAAGGAAATTAATAAGAATTACGTTAAGAAATTAAAGAATTTATACCCGCATGCGAATAGATTTATTACTGAAATGGGAAGATCTATGGCCTCAGATATAGATAATGAAGATAACAACAATTAAACATAAAAAGGTATATGCAATGATAAATAATATTTATATAACAAATAATACTTTTATAACAAATAGATGAAATGATAGAAGATAAGGCAATTGTCAAATTTATACCCAAAATAATTAAGGTATGTAAATAACCATAGGCCAGCTATTTCCTAGGCTTTCAATTGCAATTCTTAACAATCGCACTTCCTAGGAAAATCATTCCTAGACAAATAATAATTGAGAGGGTCATAATTTTTAATTTTTAATTTTATCTAAAGCTTTTTGTAGAACAGCTTTATTTTTTAATTCTTTGTCAGATTCATACAAAATAGTAGCTATTCTTATTTGTTCTTCAGTATCTTGTGGATTATAGTAAAGTGCCATTTGCAGGCACTCTATCCAATATGATTTTAGTTCTTGATCATTCATAATTTTATCCTTTTTTATGTTATATTTCCAAGTAATACTTCGCGCATAGCTTCTGTGGCATCTTTGCGCAAATTAATTACAGCGGTATCTGTAGTAAGCCATACTCCGACTACTGCAACAGCATCTAAAACTGAATATTTTACTACTTCATATGGATCAATAATATTTGCCTCTAGCATATCGACTATTTCACAAGTATTAGCATTAAAACCAAATATTGGTTCCTTGATAACACTTTGTTGAGAAATTTGGTTTAAATAGTAATTAACATCTTCTGAACCTGTAGCATTACTAATAATGCGAGATATAGGAGCTGTTAAAGCTTTAGTAAACAATGATATACCGGCATTAAATCCTACTGAATTAGTATCTTGTAAGAAATTATTTATAAAACCAGATAATTTAAATAATAATGCTCCGCCGCCTGGTACACAACCGTAAGTAATAGCTGATTTAGTAGCATGGACTGCATCATCAACCCGGTCTAACTTCTCAGATAAATCAGTATCAGTTTGACCGCATACTTTAATCATAGCGACTTGACCAAGTAATTGAGCTTTACGCGCTAAATAATAGGTTCTTTGGTAAGCAGTTAATGTTCCTGATTCAATATCCGTAGTAATGCTATCTACGCGATTTTGAATCATTATAGGATCACCTTTTCCAGTTAGAATAGTAGTATGGGTACGTTCTACTATTACTTTACCAGCTACTCCTAAAAACTCAGGAGTAATATCTTCTCTAAATCTGCCATCAGAAGTTTTATGATATTTAGCACCTGTATAGATACATAGATCTTGTAATATTTGTGCTTGTTCTTCTCCTACTGAAGGACTTTTGATAGCGCATATTTTTACTGAACCACGGGCATTATTTTCTAACATAGTTATTACGGAGTCACCGGTAAAATCATTAGCGATTATAAGTATAGGATCACCTTTGCTTGCACAATGTTCCACAAGACGACGAATTGGGAAAAAGTTAGTAATATCCGTTGGTAACACTAATATTTTGCAATCATTAGCTTCCCATCTGTTATTACTATTACCAATAATAAATTGATTATGAATATAACCACTTTCTACTCTAAATCCTTCTATAAGATTTAAATGCATGTTTTCAGATTGTTCAGAACTTTGAATTTCTTTGTCTACTACTATAACACCATTTTTGCCTACTTTTTTAAAAGTATCTCGTAAAATAGATGCTATATCTTCATCATAATTTGAGGAAATAGTTGCAATTTTATAAGCTAATTCGGCTGCATTATTTTCAGGTATAATAGTTACATACTTTTCAAGTAATTCTATAAATTTTGTTTTTGCAAAGTCTAAGCCTTTTTTAAGTTCGATAGTATTTAAACCTTGTTGAATAAAATCATAACCTTCATTGCACATAGCGGCAGTTAATACAGTGCTAGAAGTAGTACCATCTCCAATAAAATTACCAGTTTTTTCGGTAACTGTTCTAACCATTTGAGCACCTAAATTTTCTAATTCATCTTTTAAATAAATGCTTTTAGCAACTGTGACACCATCTTTAGTTATTTGATGACGGCCATCTGTTCCTTTTTCGATAATTACATTTCTACCTTGAGCACCAAGTGTTGAACCTACTGCTTTTGCAAGTTTATTAATACCTGCCAACATTGGTTTTCGTGCATCATCTCCATGATAAATTTGTACTGTTTTAATACTCATTTTGTCTCCTTTCTTATTAATGATTAATTAACTATATCAAAAAGTTTTAGTATTTTATTAACTATTGTATTGCTTAATTTCGGGTCTTTCTTTTGAAATTTTCTAAATGAATTAAAATTAATTTTAGCGAGTTCACATACTTCATGCTCACCCCATTGTTTTTCTTTCATTTTTTGCTTTACTTCATCTACATGAATACTCCAAGATTTAGGCGTTTTTAATGGAGTATCCGTATTTTCTTTTTGTTCTAATAAGACTGGTTCTTTATTGATTATTTCTTGTAAGCAATTGTTTATTGCATGAATTCCTGCATCAAAATTGATCATGGTAGATTCAATTATCTCAAATCTTTTTTGTAAACCTTCTTTTAAAGCAGTAAGTTCATTATTAATTGCATTTATATTAGTTATCATAGCGGTATCAATTATCTCGATTTTTTTTTGTAAATGTTCTTTTAAAATAGTGGTTTCATTATCATTTGCTTCTATCAAATTTGTTTGGGGATCGGTATCGATAGTTTGCATTTTAATATCTATATCACTATTAAGTTCTTTCAAAGTTTTATCCAATACTAAATTAAATTTCTCTCTTTTGTTAATAAATTGATTTTGAAATATAATTAGGATTTCTTCTAAATTTAAACATTTAGAAAGCCAAGCAGCTTGATACATATGTTCAGCTGGTGTTTCTTGTAATAAATTATTAACTGTATCTGATAAGTACTTTAAATAAATATGTATATTAGATAATTCTGTACGCATTGGCTTGAGGTTTACGATGTTCATAAAAGTCTCATTTTTAATGGATTAAATAAATCTTCTAATTGTTGACATAAATGGTCATAATCATTTTCATTAAAACTTTCTATATTATAGACATGTAACTTAGGAGCTAAATCACTAGCTTGTCCTCTTTCAATGACTTCAATATTTTTATTTTTAACTAAATTAATAAATATAGGACGATATATTACTATATCAGTAACTCCTTCTTTCCGAATAAAATTACCTCTAAATTTTTTACTTTCAGTAGTATAAGCGACTTTTACTGTTCCTGATAAAAAAGCAAAGATTACATTAATTAAATTATTTTTATTTATATAATCAAAACCAAAGCTATTACTTAAGGCTTTTAAATTACCATCATAATCTTCTTTAGATTGCAGCATTATAAAAGCATCATAATCATTCTTTAAATGTTTAACTAAAGCTTCTATAAGATCAACTGACATTTATATAGTTCTTATATTGTTATTTATATTATAATAGTATATTATTATTTATATGCAATATAAATCATAGCAAATTTAATTACTTATAATGATAATAAGCGAACTTGCAAATTTACTTACAAAAAAGCAATTTATTGCGAAATATCCTTTTATCTCTCCTAGTAATTTGGATTTTTGGATATATCAACGTAAGAAAAATGGTCTTGCAGAAACAAAAGCTCTAGTTAAAACAAGAAGAAGAATATTGATAGATGATAAAAAGTTTTTAAACTGGTTAAACACCTATCAAATTCTACAATAGCTTTTTTATTAATTATTTATTTTTATCTTTCTCTTTCTCTTTCTCTTTTTCTATCTGTTGAAATCTTTTCTTTATATCTTCATTTCTTGTATCTAGAAATCTCCAATACAGCGAAAACACTATATAAAGTCCTAAAGTTACTTCCGATATGGTATGTAAATAAAAGTGTTGAACAAGACCTATGCAGATAAATATATTATACATTCCTATTCTATTAATGCCAAGTATGAGCAATTCAAGAAAAAGAGGTAATGGCTGTAATCTTACATAGTACTGAACAGCAGCAACTGTAACTATAACTGCTGGTATTCCAAACATAGCGATTTCAAGTAAATGCATTTTTTTTCTCCTTATTAGGTGGTTATTTTCTATTCGTTTTCTATTCGTTATTAACTTTTTTTATATTGTTTTTAATCATGGTTTTTACGTCAGGATTATTTTTAGCTGTTTCCAAAGTATCGATGTCAGGTGAATCTTTATGAGTTACATCCAAATCAATTAATCCTTGTTTATGCAAGAGCCACTCAATTAAAGTGCTTCTTGTTACTCCTAATACTCTTTCGACAGCACGAAGCTTTTCTGCTGCGCTTTTTCTTATAAATACCGTAGTATTATTTATCATAGTAGCATTTCTATAACTTCTTTTATGTATCATTTTTTTTCTCCTCATTTAAAGTTAGGTATCTGTATATATAACATATACTAAATATAATGTAAATAGGAAATATAATTTTATTACAAGATAATTTCTTTATTGATTATTATAATAAGATGCATAGCTTGCTATAGGATGTCTGCTTGCAACAAAGATTGATTTTAAGGCATGTAAAAACTTTTTAGGTAGAGATAGGTTTTTATCGTTTAGCGATATGTTAGCGCCCAGCAAATGATAGTTATATGGGAACTTGTCTGTATCATCTCCATTTAAGCAATAATTTCGAACATTAGCATTAGTTTGTATACGTAAATATAGTGGTATTGTTTTAAATGGCCTATAGCTACCAAATGTAGAACAATATATGTGTGGCAATGCATGAAAAAAATGTGCATCTATAAATGCAAGCTGTGCAAGTGCGCCGCCTAAACCATGCCCTACAAATATAATTGGCGTATTTTCATGTATTGTTACTAAATATGAATCTAATGCTTGCTTAATGCAGTAATATTTATTTACATATCTACTACTTGCAATAAGGTTTTTGGTTTGAAATTTAAAAAACTTTTTGCTTATTCTAAAAAAATGTAAAACAATATCATGTATTTTTAATTTAGTATCACAAAATATTACGTATACTACTTGATTATGCGTGACTGCAATGCAATTTACTCCATTATATGAAAAGTAACGAACGTTTCTTATATTATAATCTCTTATTAATTGCTTCCATGTTAAATTGTAACGCATTGAGTATAAATTAGCATATTGAATAAGTTTTGCTAAAGGCAACTCAAATATGCTATTATTTATCCCGATTGTCAAGCCAGTCATAAAAATCTTGTTTTGTAATTATATAATTTTTTTTACTATAAAAAGAACGTTTAGGCAATTTTACCTCACTATTTTTATAATAATTGCTTAAGGTAGGCGTTGTTATTTTAAGCAATTCTGCTAGATCTTCTTTAGTATAATGGCTTTTAGAAGATTTAATTAGGTATAAATAGTGACGGAGGTTACACTCTATTCTATCTTTTAATATTTCTATTTCTCTTTCTAGAACGGTTAATTTGCTTTCTATACATTTAATTGTTTTGTAAATTGTCATACTTCTATATTCCTTAAATTGTTAGCTATATCTGTTGTGGAGACTACACGTGATTGTTCCATGTCATGATCTTTTTGTTGCGATACAATCTCTTGATTTTCATACATATCTATACCTTCTTTGGCTAGCTTTAATTCTATATTTTCTTTTAAGATTAAATTTTATCATAAAACACTTCTAGTTTACTTTTAAATGGCGATTGCCCTAGTATTGCAGCTATATCTGAACCACCTATACCTTGTTGGCGCATTTGTAGCCATTCTAATCTATTGCTCATGTTTTCCTCTTAATTTGTTATTTATTATTCGCATTTTCTCCAAATCGAAAATACAAAGCTTGACCAAAAATTTTTTATATCTTGCCTTTCTTCAAAACTCATTTCGTTATTTAAATTATCTAATAAGATTTGCAAAATAAACTCTACAGCCCGCAATACATCAGTTAAAAAATATTTAGGCGTTCTATGCCACGATATTACATACTCTAAAAGAGGATACTCTGGTCTATTTTTAAGATACAATAACAAAGCATCAAATTTCCTTTGAGTTTCTTCATCAAAATCTAGCAATCGTTTTACTGCGTAGCTATCCGAAGATTTAAAGTCACTATAGATTTTTTCAGTTAAGTTCATTTTCTTTTCCCTTCCAAACTCAGTTGATAATTTATTTATATGCCATATATTCCAGCATGTCAACACTTATTTTCATTTATTTTAAATAATTTTCATATTCTAATAAGCTAGATAATGCATTTCTTCCAATAACTCGATCAAATTCTGCTTCTTGTTCAGGTGTTTGCTTGCTCTGATTTCTGTTAATGAGTCGATTCTTTTCTTCTAAAGTGATTAACGCCCTTTCATACCATACTTTTGCTAAAATATCCCTTTCAATTATTTCTGGCTCTTTATAAATGTTTTTCATGGGTTCTTTCTCTGTTATGATGTTGCCGCGCAATACATAATTTTTATGGTTTTAACAGAAGGATTTAGAGTTTTTAAGGCTTTTAAAATTTGTTCTTTATAGTTTCTTTCTAACCACTCCTGTGCAAATGGTTTATCGACAGTAAACGTCCAAATATCCTCCAACTTGTCCTTCACTTTAAAAGATCCAAACGTTCCAAACCAAGTTTTAAAAGAAAGATCACCTACTTCTATTCTTATATTATTTAATAACTCTCTAGCTTCCAAATCTTCACATTCTTTAATAATTTCATCACATTCTTTGACTTTCCTTTTTTTAGAGATCGTAGAAAGTTTGACAGGATTTAAATGAACTTTATTCCAAGAATTCCAATTATCAATCCAGTTTAAAGAAAAAATCTTATCCCATTCATCTAAGGTTGCTCCGGCAATTTTATTACCTTTGCCATTAGTATAATATTCAATAAATTTTTTAATTAAGCTTATGAGAGATTTGTCATCAATAGGGCTTCGTGATCGAATATAATTGAGAACCTTCAGATCAAATTTATGATTGGGTAACAAATAGTCGGGTGAAGAATCTCCACTTTCTGATTCTTCTCTTTTATAAAAATAAAATAAAACCTTGTCCTCTTTATATATATATTCTTTATCTATGTAAGTAGTCTCTGTTATATACGAAGTGCGTTTTTGTTGTTTCCCGAAGTGCGTTTTTGTTGTTTGGGGAAAAACATTGTGGGAATCGGCATCACAAGGGTTATTGTCCAAAATTTCACCAATTTTAGAAGCTTTTTCTCCCACTAATATTTCAGGTTTGTTAACTTTACCTATAACATCTTGATTTCTATCAAATTCGCTTATTTCTGAGCAACTTTCAATAAACCACTTGTTAAAAAGCTCCTTATCTATTTTAAAGTATAATTTATGCTCAAGTCGCCTATAATCTTCACTCCAAAATCCAGTCTTCAATAACACTTTTCTTATTCTTTCTTGTTCTCTAAAGGTTATACAAAGCTCATCCTGCCAATCTTCTCTTGATTTATAAAACCAACCATCGCCGTTTTCATCTTTACCTCGACCTTTGTTGTGCCAATAAATTGCTTGACTTAAGAATAAGCCAGCTAAAGGGTCATTCCCAAGTTTTTTAGCGTATCCTTTGTTAAAAGCGACTATTTGACCAATTTGATCAATTACTTGAAAAGGGGAAAGATTTTGCTTGGATGTTTGTTTTTTTGTGTTAGATACTAAAAGCATATAGCCTTTTTATGTTTGTTGTTATTTAATACGGTCACTTGCACAAATCAATTAGAAAATTAAGTGCTACCTCAGGATCATGAGTCACAATATTAGGACATCCTATTATATCTAACCTTTCTTTATAAATAACTTGCGAAGCAGATAATTTCCCTGTCTTATCACGCTTAAGTTCAATCTCAGCCACACAACAAAACTTTTTACCTTCGTGCTCCCTTACGTATTTGAATGTGTAATCAAATAAACCTGCCACCATACCTTGCTGCGTTAAACTACAGTACTCTGCGTTGATACCACTGCT